AACAACGAGATAGCACCTTTATTATTTCCTACAGTCATTTATTCGGTGGCAAAACGATACAACGAAGCATTTGTTCTTGTGGAAATAAACTCTATTGGATTACAAGTAGCAGACATTCTACATTTTGAGTTAAGTTATGATAATCTACTAAAATTTCAAACCAAAGGTAAGCAAGGAAACCAGGTATCTGGTGGGTTTGCTGCCAGAAACAAGTTGGCCTACGGTCTTAAAACTTCAGCACAGTCTAAACTTATTGGTTGTGCTAACTTAAAGGCCTTGGTTGAAAATGACAAACTACTAATAAACGATGCCGATACTATTATAGAACTTTCTTCTTTCTCTGCCAATAAGAAATCATTTATGGCAGAAGAAGGAAGTAATGACGACCTCGCAATGACGTTGGTTCATTTTGGATGGTTAACTTCACAGAGAGTCTTCAAAGACACCGTGAATACAGATATTAGGTCCGTTCTACAGGCCGAAAATCTGGAGATATTAGACCGAGAGATTACACCTTTTGGTTTTATAGACAATGGTATAGATGATCCTGCTCCTGAAGTGGATTCTCGTGGAGATAGATGGTTGACCGTAGAAAAAGAAGGTCTTTACACTAATCCAAACTGGGATCCAAGGTTGTAATGGAAATGTTGAAAATACTAAATAAATAGAAATGGATATCACACACCATTCCAACCTATAAAAAGGAGTAAAAAATGGCAACTCTACAATCACCTGGTGTAGCCTGGTCTGAAGTTGATCTAACAACAATCGTCCCAGGACTATCTACTACTATTGGAGGTTTCGCCGGCGTTTTTAAATGGGGTCCAGTTAATGAACTCAGAACAATTAGCAATGAAATCGATCTGGTAAATACCTTCGGTGAACCAGATCAAAACACTTTTACCTCATTCTTTACTTGTGCAAACTTTCTATCATATACACAAAATCTATTGGTTGTTCGTGCAGCCGATTTAACATCAACATTTAACGCAACATCTGGTAACCAGACAGTCGTTATTGGAAACGAAAATACTTATCAACAGAGCTATATGCCTGCACCTGCTTCTGCGGGTGCACCTGCTGCTAATACCGGTATGTTTGCTGCTAAGTATCCAGGCGCATTAGGTAACGGTCTTAAAGTTTCTGTTTTTCCTACTGCCAATGCTAATGCTTTTGCTCAGTGGGCCTATGCTCCATATTTTAATGGTGTTCCAGGAACATCTCAATATGTGTATAACACTGTTAAAGGTGCTTTGTATAGCAGCTATCTAAACAGTTCAAATACTACACTTAGCGGCAATGCTGCATCATATGCTAACGTTAATGCTTCTGATGCTAATGACGAAATGCATATCGTTGTTGTTGATACTTTAGGAAACTTTAGTGCAACACCAAATACCGTTTTAGAGCGTTTTGCGTATGTATCTAAAGCATCTGATGCAACAAACGATGATGGTACATCAAACTACTATCTAAATGTTATTGATCAGAAATCACAGTATATTCGTATTCTCAATCATGCCTTATCCAATACAGGTAATACATGGTCTTCTGATACAACAACTTGGGGTCTTACATCAACCCAGATTGTTGGTGCGTCAAATTCTCAGTATGCTCAAGGAAATACACAATACACCGCAACACTAACAGGCGGTACAACAACCACAGTATCAGATGCTAACAAATCTACTGCTTATGGATATTTCCTAAATGCTGACCAGGCACCTATTTCACTACTTATGATGGGTGATGTCAGTTCAACTGTTACAACATATGTTCTTAGCAACATCACATCTGTTCGTCAAGATCACGTTCTTTTTGTTTCACCTCAACAAACTGACGTTGTTAACCAAGTTGGTAATGAAGCAGCAAATGCCATTACTACAAGAAACCTCTATGGTTCATCTTCATACGTAGTTATGGATTCTGGTTGGAAAAAGCAGTTTGACAAATACAACAATGTTTACCGTTGGGTTCCACTAAACGGTGACATTGCTGGTCTCTGTGCCCTTACAGACTATACAAATGCTTCATGGTGGTCACCTGCTGGTCTAAACCGTGGTCTAATTAAGAATGTTACACAACTTGCTTGGTCACCAAATCAAGCTTATCGTGATAACCTCTATAAAAACTCAATCAACCCAGTAGTTCAGATGAACGGTGTTGGTACAGTTCTTTATGGAGATAAAACTCTAACTGCTAAACCATCAGCATTTGATCGTATCAACGTTCGCCGATTGTTTATTCTTCTAGAACAGTCAATCTCTAACGCTGCTAAGTATTCACTATTCGAGTTCAACGATGAGTTCACACGCGCTCAGTTCGTTGCCCTTGTGGATCCTTTCCTAAGAGACATTAAAGGTAAAAGAGGTATCTTCGATTACCAAATCGTTTGTGATACCACTAACAATACACCAGAGGTCATCGACCGTAATCAGTTCGTTGGTGACATCTATATCAAACCAGCTCGCGCAATTAACTTCATTCAGTTGAACTTTGTTGCCGTTGGTACAGGAGTTGCCTTCTCCGAAGTTGTTGGCAAAACAGGCGCCTAATTAGGAAAAGGAGAAAAAACAAATGGCTTTCGACGTTCAACAATTCCGAGCAAGTCTTATCGATGATGGTGCCCGCGCCAGTCTATTCGATATTACATTAAACATGCCTCCAGCACCAGGTATTACACCTCTTACATCAGCTGCGATTAATTTCAAAGCAAGAGCATCTTCCCTACCTGGAGACACAATATCTTCTATCAGCGTTTCATACTTTGGCCGTGAGATCAAAGTTGCTGGTACACGATCATTTACTGATTGGTCATTCACAGTTATCAACGATGAGAACTTTCTCATTCGTAATAACCTAGAACTTTGGATGAGTGCCCTTAACTCACACGTTACGAACGTTCGTAACCCTGTGTTAGCAACAATGGCAACTTATCAGGCCGATGCTACAATTAGACAATATGCTAAAACAGGTGAAGTTATTAAAGAATATAAAATGATCGGTTGTTTTCCAACCGACGTTGCTCCTATTGATCTTGATTGGTCATTAGGTGATCAGATTGAAGAATTTGGTGTTACATTTGCCTACCAGTGGTGGGAATCCGCCTTCCCTGTTCAAACAACAGACGTTTCTGGCGCATAATTTGTAACATAAATATAACTAAACCCGTGGAGCAAAACTCCACGGGTCTTCAATCAAGTAAAGGATTACATAGTGAAATTATTTGGCTTTGAAATTGGCACCCCCAAGAAGATAGAAGATGCTCAACTAGAACAACCAAAACAAAAATCATTTACCCTCCCGATGAATGATGACGGAGCGGTAACGGTTGCTGGTGCCGGTTATTATGGAACTTATGTAGACCTTGATGGTACTTTCCGAAACGAAACACAACTAATCACAAAATACCGAGAACTTGCTATTCAACCAGAAATGGAAACAGCGATTGATGAAATCGTCAATGAAGCAATCGTTATTGAAGATGGCGGCCAATGTGTTGAAATCAACATGGATGAACTTAAAGTTCCTGCTGGTATTAAGAAACGTATTGAAGATGAGTTTAATTACATTTTAAAAGTCCTTAATTTTAATAATATGGGACACGATATCTTTCGCCGTTATTACGTTGATGGAAGATTGTATTATCATATCGTCATAGATGAAACCCAACCTATGTATGGTATTCAAGAGGTCAAGTATATTGATCCTCGCCGTATTCGTAAGATCCGCGAAATCCAAAAGATGCGTGATCCGAATACAGGTATTGAGTTGATCAAAAAGCAAATAGAGTATTACCTCTACAACGAAAGAGGTATGATTGGTTCTGGTTCTAACCTTGGTTCAAAGATTGCTCCAGATTCCATCGTAAACGTCAATTCTGGTCTAATGGACCCAAAACAAACAATGGTCCTTTCCTATCTACATAAGGCCATTAAACCATTTAACAACCTTAGAATGGTTGAAGATGCAACCGTCATTTATCGCCTCTCCCGCGCACCGGAGCGTCGTGTATTCTATATTGACGTAGGTAATATGCCAACTGTCAAGGCTGACCAATATGTGCGTGATATTATGGTCAAATACCGTAATAAGTTGGTGTATGACTCCTCAACAGGTGAAATCAAAGACGACCGCAAACATCTATCAATGTTGGAAGATTTTTGGTTACCACGCCGTGAAGGATCTAAAGGTACAGAAATCTCTACACTAGAAGGTGCCCGTAACCTTGGTGAACTAGAAGACGTTAAGTATTTCCAATCTAAACTATACCGTTCACTCAATGTTCCTATTGGTCGTTTAGAGCCACAGCAAGGATTTTCACTAGGTAGATCAACAGAAATCACCAGAGATGAGTTAAAGTTCACAAAGTTCATTGAACGTCTTCGTAATAAGTTCTCCATTCTATTTGATGACCTACTAAGAGTCCAGTTGGTACTCAAAAAAGTATGTACCGAAGAGGAATGGAAAGAGTTCAAGGAAGATATCTTCTACGACTTCAAAAAAGATAATAACTTTGATGAACTAAAAGATGCTGAGTTAATGACCAATAGATTTACACTATTGGCCGCGGTTGATCCGTTTGTTGGTAAGTATGTAAGTATTGAATGGGTTCGTAAGAACATTCTTCAACAGTCAGACGAAGATATGGAAGAAATTAACGGACAGATGGAACAAGAAAATGCCGTTCTTGCTCAACAGCAGGCCCAGCAAATGCAGGCTCAGCAAGACCAGCAGATGCAAGATCAGCAGAATCAATTGGCATTACAAGGTCAACAACAAATCCAGCAGGCTGCTATTCAGCAAGAGATTGATAAAAATACCGAAGAGCAACCTGTTAGTAAGAATGAACTGATCAACAAAGACCATGAATCCAAAATGATGGATAAGAAGATTGAGTTGGAAAAAATTAAAAATAAAAAACCTGTTGCCAAGACACCTTCTAAGAAACCAGCACCTAAGAAAAAGACAGTTGCTAAAGAAGCAAGAGATTTAGGTTTGGTTTACGTTGGTAATAATCAATACACCGACCCACAAGGTAGTGTCAGGTTTATCAATGAAAATGGTATTCTTGTAGAACTAAATAAGGATAGTTTAATTGATTAAAGAACATACACATACTGGTGCTATTGAGGCAGGTCCTGCTAAAGGTGAAGAACACCAATACATTAGTAACAATGTTAATGCCTATCAACTTGATCAAGAAGACAAGTTGATGAATATACAAAAAGCACATTTAGATCACCATAACAAGGCATTAGGATTTAATCACTTTAATCCAACTGAAATAAGAACTGGAAGAAATCATCATTTAAAGGCCAATACTGTTATACAAGAAGCAAGAACAAGAGTTAAAGCAAAGTTGGATGAACTAGGCGGTAATGTAGGATACGAAGGTACCTCTGATGCACCACCAAAAGGTAGAACAAACGACCAACTTGAAGAAGGTCCACTAAGAGATAAGGCCAAAAAGGTTGCTATGGCAGGAATGACTGCTGCTAATATGTATACCATGGTAGACGCTATGAGCCAGCATAAATCACATCCTCAAAGTGATATGGTACGTGCGGCAACAGCA